TCTTCCACTAGAAAATAATACTTCAATTAATTGACCATAAGCAGCTAATACTTTCGTCTTTGTTATTTTAACAAATACTTTTGACTTTTCAGTCTCAGTAAATGCCATTTCATTACCATAGATTCCTCTATAGTTACGATAAGATCTTAACCACCTTTGCTCATCAAATTGACGAGCATTCTCTGAATCAACAAATTTACTTCTTATGTAACCTGCTAAACTAGAAACATCAAAAGCATCTTTAGGATCTATTGATGTTTCATCGTCTAGTGATAATATATCTGCAGGTTTTATTATTGCCATCTATTCGTTAAATGAACCTTGTGTATATTTTTTTGATACAAAACCTTCTAAGCCTTCTTTTCCAGCTTTAGCTTCTGCAGCTCCTGATAGTTCACCATGTGCATATTTTTTTAATAGTTCTGCACTTGGCTTTTCTTTTTTAGGTGGAACATCAGCTACGCTAGAGACTTCTCCGTGTGTGTACTTTTTTAAAATATCCATATTACCTCCTAGTAATCTTTTTCATCAGCCATTGAAAACAATGACGGTTGTACTTGATTCTCCTGTTTACTTGGAAAATCTTCTGTAGAAACATTTGGATCTGCTTCTGCATTTAAGTCAATAGTTTTCATTCTATCAACTTTCTTTGGATAATCCTGTGGTAGATCACCCTGTTTATATTTAGTTAATACTGGTTGTGTCATTTACCCCTCCTGTATTTTACTTTTTAGATAATCTAATAATTTAGGATTATCTACAAAGATTGTAGTTAAACCATTAGATAATGTAGTAGCAACAGTTTCCTCTACTTTATCTTCTAGTTCCATATTCCATTGATAAACAATGGCATGTATAAGTTCATGTAAAATAGTGTTAGCATGAGATACTCCTGTCTCATCTTTAGCATAACCTATTACACCTTCTTTTGAAAAGAACTGCCCTGTAGCTTCATTAGCACTAGCAACAGTTTGTTTCCACTCTTCTAAACTATAAGTTTTATATCCTACTTTTATACTTTTCATATATGCATTTCAAATAGTGAATCTAAATAATCATTCCATTCTTCTGAACTCCAACAAGATATAATATAATTTTTTACATTATTTTTTTGATTAAACTGTGATCTTATACTTTCTTTAAGTTGATCCCTTTTTGAAGTTATAAATATTTCACAAGTTTGTTTATCTTGAAATTTTACAAATCTATAATTATAAAACTTTAAGTCAGGCTGATCAAAGAATGATAATGCAAGTATTACAAGATACTCCATTAATAACCAAACACTCTATCTGCAGGTTTAAAATCTTTATCCTCTTTATAAAATCTATTTGCTTCATAACTACTAGGATGTAGAGATCTACTCATTACGCCATATCTTAATGCATCATAAGCATGATCTTCTGCATGTGTATCTACATCTTCAGGATTGTTTCTATCAATAGGTAACATAGGTAAAGTTCTAATTAAGTTTGGACAATTAGAAAATATTTTTAAACTAGGTTGACCTGTTGAAGAATCAACAGATAATCTTTTATGTAATTCTAATTTTCCTGCTACTCTACTTTTTGGAGATCTATCTGATGGTCTCCATTTACATCCTTCTCTAATCATAGTTTCTGCTATACTAGGACCAACATCTCCTCTCTTTGACCAAGTCGATGAGTCCAATATTCCGTATTTAATATATTCTCCTTGTTCTGTTTCTAAAACTTTTCTAGCAAATACATCTGCTGTAATCTTTTTTGTATACAGTTCCCTATACACCCAAAAGTTATTATCAAAGTCTACAGCTATCCACAGACAACAAGCAGGACTAGAATAACCCCAGTCACATGTTCTAAACCTCAACCAATTGTTCGGTATATCAAAAGGCTGAACTACATGAGTAGATATATTAAATTCAGGAAATGAAGAGTTTTCAAATGCACTCCAATCTCCTTCTAAAAACTGTTTCTTTTGAACCTCAGGTAAAGATAATAACATAATTAGATAATCATCTGTTTGCATTAGATATGGATTGTCTTGTAACTTAGCAGGTATAAATCTTCTAGTTATAGTTTTTCTGCCTGCTATAGTATCTATATTTACATCAAATGCAGTATTAGGTTCTGCAGGATCTACAAACATTTCTTTTACCCATTGTGATCCTACATTTCCTGGATTACCTGTTGCTCTCATGTATACAGGTATTTCAGGATCTACACTTCTAAGAGATGATCTTAGAAAGTTATATATCTCTGGTGTCGGATACTGAGGAAGTTCATCTATCCCAATCCAAGTGTATGATTGTCCTTGGTAACGAAGTACATCAGTTAAGTTCTCTGCGTATCCGAACTCTATTCTAGCACCTGAAGGGAATCTCCATTCTTTTTCTTGTTCTCTCCATCGAGCACCAGGGTATGCTTTTGAGTATAATCTTTGAGAGTGATTAATCATGTCTCTCAACTCAGGCATAGATCTTCTTAGTAGAAGTGCTCTATGATGATCCTTGTGACAGTATCGTAAAGGATCAATGAGCATGGCATATGATTTGCCACCCCCTCTTGCACCACCATAAAATACTTCTCTTTCTGGAGCTGCTAGAAACTGTGTTTGAGGCCCTTCATTGGGTCTAAATAATACATTGTCTTCAACATAATCTTTAACTGTAGGCGGTAAAGATTTAACTTCATCTTCAACCATAATACTTGAAGACGAACCTTGTAAAGCCTCATTTGCTTTAACAATTTTTTGTTTTCTTTTTTTTGCATTTTGTATAGTATCGTGGGCTTTTCTAATTTTTAGATCTTGTGCCTTTAACGATCTTTTAGCTGCCTGTTTTGCTTTTACTTCTTTACTGAAGTATTTTTTTTCTTGTACTACTCCCTTTTTTCGTCCAAGGTTTGATTTTGGTTTTGGGGGTTCAATGTCTGACATCTTTTATTTATTATCTTTCTTAGCCCTGTATGCGATATGCTTCTCCCTGTTTTTCTTTCTAACCACTTTGCAACTTCTCTATATGAACAATTATTTAAATATTCTTTTGCTTCATTTAACGCACTAAGTTCTTCAGCTACAGGTTCTATGTAATCTGTATTCTCTGATATCTTATAACCATAAGGTATGGTTCTAGCTTTGCGTTTTATTAGAGTCATCTTTTGCAGGTAGTATAAATATACCATGAGCAACTTGAGCGTTGATATCTATCTTATCTTTTTTAACGATACCTACACGATCTAATATTTGTTTAGCTGCCTCCATTCTAATATTAACACCTGGAGTTTTACCATCTTCTTCTAGTGCATCAACTATACCTTGTACAGCTTTGCCTGAATGAAGTGCTAAATAATATTCTGCTTTACTTAGTATTTCTTCTTTTAAAGATTTTACAACTTGTAAATGATGATTAGGAGAGTATCCAACTATCTCTCCTGCTTTCTTTGGATCTCCTTTTGCTTTTGTAAACAGAACATCTAAAAACTGTTGCTGTTTATCAGTTAGTTTCTTTTGTTCTTTTTTTACGAGTTCCATATTTTTTTCTTAGTTCTTTTTTTACAGTTGTATAATTAGGATCTGATTCTAATGCAGATCTTTCTTTTTTTGCATGTTGTGCTTTTGTGTACATGTCTTCTCTTAGTTTATCTTCCTTGCCTTTACTATCTGATATTTTTAATATCTTAGGTGCAACAACTTTTAATTTTATATAAGGTGTTGTACAAGGTTCAAATCTTCTAGACATGGGAAGAACTTTTTCAAATTCTTCTCCAGTCTTTCTGTTTTCATAAAGATAGAGAGGCATTATCTACAAACACACTCTCCGCCACAATATTCACACATAATATTTCCTCCTTAACATTTCCATCTTTTTCTTGCTTGCCTTAATCTTGAGTTGGGATCTTTTGCAGCTTTAGGAAACTTTTTCATTTGACCTGCTGATCTTGCACAAAAAGACTTACGCCTCTTTGCTGCTTTACTACCAGGTTTTACTTTTCCTGTAACTGCAGTTTTTAACTTAGAACCAGGGTTGTCACGCCTATAGCGTTCAACCCCCGCTTTGGTCATCCCTGCCCCGGCACTAGTTTTTCTAAAATATTTTCTAGTCTTAGGGGGTTGTTTATCTCTTTTTCTTTCCGCCACTCTTAGCTTTTTTCTTACCAGCTTTCATCATCATTGGGTTCTTTTTACCGTTAACTTTTTTTGCTGTCTTTTTCATGCCTCTCATGATAGTATACTCCTTATTAGATTTTTTCTTGTTTGTACTGTATGTTTATAATATTCTTTATCCCAGTTCTTATAGTAACCTTTTTTCTTTAAGTTCTGAGATGCTTTTTCCAACTCTCCTAATCTTTGAATTAGTATCATTGAAAACTCGTTGTCAGTTTCGAAGTCATCATCATACAAGAAATCAACCTCACCACTTTGATCGTGATGACTAGCCATTAGATATACATCTTTAGGCATGTATGCATAATTAAATGCTTCTACGCTACTATCTAACTGTTCTGCCGTTATAGACAAATCTGTACAACCAATCACAATGATTTGGTATTTAGTTCTTTTTATTTTATTACACCATTGTACAGTTAGATTAAGTAAGTCCTCCTTACTCGAAACTTCTTCTACCTTAAAAGAGTTTTTTATTCTGCACCCTCTAGCATAGGGACAGACAGGCATATCATTTACATCACTAATCTTCTCTACAAATTTTTTAGACCAGTTGATTATATCTTCTGATACTGTTGCCAATTATGAAAACTTTCTATACTTTCTCGTTTTTTTTGCTAATCTCTTTGGTTGCTTACTGTGCTGTTTACCTTTTGCTTTATCTTTTCTTTTCTTAGCCGTAGTTCTAGCATACTCTGAGGATGACATGGCTTTGATTGCTTTTTCTGGTAAATACCTTTCACCTGTTTCACTAGACTTCTTTCCAGACTTAGTTCTCCATTTTTGTTTACCCCAAGCCTTAAGACTTCTTTGACTTTTTGCTAGTGCCATGTTTTTTCTTTAGTGCAAGTTTTGCTTTTTTAGCTAGTCTTGCTTGTTCAGGTTTTCCTCCATATTTACTTCTTTGTTCTATTACAGTTAGAATCTGTATTTTCCTAGCATAAGGTTTGTTAATCTTCTTAACTTTGCGAATGGTCTTCTTTGCGTCAGCGACAGTTGCATATTTAATACTGACAGTGTCTTTCGGATTCTCATCAGTATATAATCTTCTACCGCTACCTTTTGGCTTTTTTCCCGTTCCTTTTTTTGGATCCGCCATTCTTTTTGATAACTCCTCTACCTATCAATACATCTTTCATAGTAACTTTACCGTCACCTGACATATCAGGAAACTTTTTTCTTTTAGCTTTCTTTTTAATCATTTATATCCTCCGCCTGCTTTCTTATAAGCTTTTGCTAATGCTTGGGCCTTCCTGGCACTCCATTGTCCAGCACCAGTTCCATGTGAAGCTTGTGCTTTAATTCTATTAAATATTCTTTTTCTTAATCCGGGTTTAGTATAATTACCAGCTTTGTTTACAGTAGATTTACTTTTTCTTTTTGCCATAATATCTTTTGGAACTCTTAGCTAATGTTTTTAAAGTTCTTGCCTGACCTGCATGAGATCTAGATGCTTTTGTCAAAGCTTTAGCTACTTTTTTTATTTTTCTTTTTTGTCTTTCTTCCATTTTTTGGTTTACCTGATATTGTTAATGCTATAGCAATTACTTGCTTCATTGGTTTGCCTTCTTTTTTTAATTTTCTTATATTACTAGATATCGCTTTTCTAGACTTTCCTTTCTTTAAAGGCATTACTTTTTTCTAACTGTTTGCTTTGCTCTAGCAAATGCTTTTGCTGTTGGTGCACCTTTAGCACCTTTCTTTCTCATCTTCTCTCCACGCTTACGCTTAGCGTGAATATTAGCGTATAAACCTTTACCTGGCATTACCCTGTCATTGTCTCCAGTTTTAGTTTGTCTTCAGGACTAAGTCCCTCCATAATCTGTCGTATCTCTTGCTCTACTTCTTTTTTATTATCCTCATTCATGATATCTCTTAGTTGAAGTATTCTTCTAATATCTTGATTACCATTACCTGATGCAACCTTCCTACCATTATTGGTATTACCAAACATCTTTTCTCTATTTCCTGTAGTTAACATTATGATCTCCTAAATTTTTTTCCTGCAGTTCTAGTTCTAGGATAAGAACGGTTATTTCTAGCACTGACTACAGATAAATTGCTTTTTTTATTATTAAGGGCATTACCATCTTTGTGGTGTACATCTTTTCCATCACCTTTTTTAGCTTTGCCTGCTTTTACAGCCATGCGTCTAGCTTTATTACGCATGTTTCTTTTTTTTCTACGCACAGGAGACTCTGTTCTTGCTTCCTGTTTGTAATTTCTTACATAATTAGCTGAACTAGGCATATCTAGCAGTGGACTTCTTACGCTTTTTGTCTGCACGCATCTTCAATGTGTTAGACATAGCTTTAGCAGTGCCACCTTTGCCCATATCTTTCTTCTTTCCAGCTAATTTTTTATTATTTTTTCTTTTGAATAGCATTTTATGTTATATTTTTTGCAATATTTGTAATAAATTCATAGTCTTCCTTGTTTGTTTCTCTAAATTTGTGAGATTTTTTAACAATTTTACTAATTTCATTCTTTACTTTTGCTTTTGCGTCAGGATTCTGTACACCATAGTACATAATACTCATCTGAACTAGTTTTTCTTTTATATTTTTCAACCTGTTGCTTGTAATATACCTGTATTTTGTTTTAATTTAAAGTTTTCTGCTCTCAAAGCTATCCTATCTTCGATAGCTTTCTCTAATTTATTCATTACGAAGTTTGTTTGTTCTTTCAATGTCTTAATTTCTGACTTTAATACTTCTATTTCTTTTGTTGCTTGCTTTAGTTCGTTATATTCACTCATTTTTATATCCTCCACGAATTTTAAAGACACCAAAGGATACCAATAATCCATTGGGGTTGTTATTTATGTAGCTGGAACTCGTTTTATAGTGGTGCGTTCCCCTCCCACAATGGATCTAATATACTATTAAGCGTATAGCCGAATGTTTAATGTTGTCATTGGCGTGTGTGCTATGTTGCCATAATAGTATATGCGGTCATTATAGGGTTGTCTGCAGATTTGTCAAGTAAAAAATAAATTATTTTTATGTTGACAAAACGGCATACGGCTGTATAATGTAATTACCCCCTTAGGGGAGCCTTATATATACCAATAGTACACGGCAACTACCCTTAAAGGGCAGCTGTGGTTTACATCTATATCAAATATTTTAGCATAACCGTGTAATCATATATAGGGTAGCCCCCTAGGCACCCTGCGTACCTTGTGTACCTATTGGTCTTCCCTATGTAATTAAAGACTACTTCGTAGGCT